ATGGAGAATACAATGTTCTCTTAATTGGAACTAGAAAAGATAAATTAGCTTTAGATGCTTGGAATGGCACAGAAGTTAATGATGTAGAATAATAATTTTAAAACTTAAAAAACAAAAAAAATGGCAACCTTACAAGAATTACAGGCTCAATTACAAGCTAAAGAACAAGAAATTCAACAAGCTAGAGAAGCTAAAATACAGGCTTATATAGCAGCTGCTGAAGCTGAAGAATTAGCTAGGAAAGCAGCAGAGGCAGCTAAATCTGATGAAGAGAAAGTAGCTGATTTATTAGCTAAATTAGCGAAAGCTGAAGAAGAATTAAATAAAATAAAATAATATTAATTTATATTACATTCATACAAAATGATTAAATTTGTTTCAAATCAAATTTAATTAATATGAATGTAATATTTCAAATTAACGGTGGTATTGGCAAGGTAATTGCTTCTACAGCTGTATGTATATCTATTAAACAAAAGTATCCTGATGCCAAACTTATTGTGGTATCAGGATACCCGGAAGTATTTCTTGGAAATAAGAATGTAGATAGGGCATTTGCTTTTGGTCAACAATCTTATTTTCATCAAGAGTACATTCAAAATCAAGAAATAATGGTTCTTGCTCAAGAGCCATATCTACAAACAAAACACATAAAGTCAGAAGAGCACCTTGTTGAAACTTGGTGCGATATGTATGACTTACCATTTATTCAAAAAAATGGAGAGCTGTATTTAACACAAAGAGAAAGAGATTTCTTTGGTAAAAAATATATTTCAGATAAACCTATTCTTTTGATTCAAGCAAATGGAGGAGCTGATGCTGAGCAAAAATATTCTTGGGCAAGAGATATTCCATTTTTTGTCATAAAAGAAGTAGTGTCTCAATACTCTAAAGATTATCATATTGTTCAGATACGAAAAGAAAATCAATTATCATATGATGGTGTAACTAGTGTTACTGATTCTTTTAGGTCTTTACTTTGCTTAATTGAGCTTAGTCAAAAAAGATTGCTTATAGATAGCTTTGGACAACACGCTTCTGCTGCATTAAATTTACCATCTACGGTATTATGGATTGCTAACAATCCAACTGTGTTTGGGTATGATATTCATACTAATATACAAGCACTTCCTGAAACAATAAATCCTGAATTAAGAAATTCTTATTTATCAAAATTCAACATTATGGGAGACCCGCTTGAGTTTCCTTACAATAATGAATTAGAAATGTTTGATGTTAATCAAATACTTCAATCACTTAAATAAAATAAAATGGAAAATATTTTCTATCAATCTTCACTTCCTAGAAGTGGGAGTACTTTGTTGCAAAATATCTTAGCTCAGAACCCTGATATTTATGCTACACCTACAAGTGGTGTTCTTGAGTTAATCTTTGCAGCACGAGCAAACTATACTAACTCTGCAGAGTTCAAAGCACAAGATGCACAACTAATGAAAAAAGGATACCAAGCATTTTGTAAATCAGGTATGGATGCATTTTATAATGCTATCACAGATAAGAAATATGTAGTGGATAAGTCTCGTGGATGGGGTATTCATTATGATTTTTTACAGTTTGTACAAGGAGGTCAGCCTAAGATTATTTGTATGGTAAGGGACTTGCGTGATGTATTTGCTTCTATGGAAAATAATTTTAGAAAATACCCTGAAAAGCAATCTGATATTTTAGATTGGTCTAAAGGGCAAGGAACAACAGTTCCTAAGCGTATTGACATTTGGGCTCAAGGTCCTCCTGTAGGATTGGCAATAGAAAGACTATCTGAAGTCTATAGACTTGGTATAGATAAGCATATGTTATTTGTTCGCTTTGAAGATTTATGTTTATATCCTGAATCTACAATGCTGAAAGTGTATAAGTATCTTGATATACCTGCGTTTGAGCACGACTTTGATAATATTGAGCAACTAACTAAAGAGGACGATGAAGTATATGGAGCATTTGGCGACCATACAATTAGAAAAAAATTACAACCGGTTCCATCTAAAGCAAAGGAGCTATTAGGCAAAGATGTGAATGATTGGATTTGGAATAATTATCAATGGTTTTTTGATAAATTTAGATATACTAAATAATGAAAAAGTTTCAAATAAAACTTTATTATACAAATAAAAAAGACCCATTGAATGGTTTTACTACCAATCAATTAAACTATGCTTTATTTCCAAATGATAATGCTGTTACAAGTTCTATTATACAAGGATGGCAGTATGAAAGCTATATGTTTGACTTCTTAATAAAGAATCAAATAATTACTGAAAATAAAACAATCATTGATATTGGAGGCAATAATGGAAACTTTGCTGTAGACTTTGCTCACTTAGTTGGTAATGGTGGTTTGGTACATACATTTGAACCACAACGAATTATTTATTATCAATTATGTACCAATGTATTTCTTAATGGATTAACTAATGTACATTGTCACAATGAAGCTGTATCTAATATAGATGGAGAGTTGATGATAGAAATACCAAATTATTTTGAGAAAGGAGATGTTAACTTTGGTGCAGCTGAGATAGTTAATGAGAACGGTGAATTAGTTAGGTCAACAAGACTTGACAGTCGTACATTTAAAGATGTAGTCTTTATCAAGATTGATGTACAGGGATATGAATCATTTGTAATAGATGGTGCAATTGATACAATACAAAAACATAGACCTTATTTGTTTGTAGAATTTGAAGACCATTTATTAAATAAACAAGGAACATCAGAAATAGAACTTCAGGCTAAGATAGAATCATTAGGATATGTAGTAAAACAATTTCAAGAAGGTGTTCCTTATCAAACACATTCAGGGAAATGTTTAGATTACGTAGCTATTCCTAAAGAAAAATTTAAAGAATTTAATCATATTATACCGTGATAATAGTAATTTTTGGACAACCACATAGTGGTAAAACTACATTAGCAAATCTAATAGATGCGGATTTTTACATTGATGGAGACCATCTTAGAAGATTGTTTCAAAACAAAGATTATAGCAAGCAAGGCAGAATAAGCAATCTTAATAGAGCTAGTGACATTGCTACTTATTTGCATTACAATGGTAATAAAGTAGTATTGTCCTTAGTATATCCATATAAAGAAGCTAGGGATTATTTAAACTCTTTAAGCACTAATGTTAAGTGGATTTATCTTACTTACACAGAACCAAGAGGAAGAGAAGAATTTCACGTAAGTGATTTTGAAGAACCTGAGTTAGAAAGTTTTTTGCAAATAAATACGGATAACTTGACAATCGAAGAATGTATAAATCAAATCAAATTATATGTGGAGTAAAAAAGTGCACGTTGCAAGTTCAATGCAACGTAAAAATAACCAATGGTCCTTATTTATAGGTCGTTGGCAACCAATACACGAAGCACACAGGCAGATGTTTCAACAAGTATTGGATGAGGGTGGAAGAGTATTAATAGGAATAAGAGATGTAGAACCGGATGAAAAAAATCCTTTTCCTGTTAATGAAGTGTTAAATACAATTAAAAACGAGTACAAGGATAATCCTAACGTATCAGTAATGGTAGTTCCGGATATATCAAGTGTAAATTTTGGAAGAGGTGTAGGCTATGATATTATTGAGCATATACCCCCAACTGAAGTGGCTGAAATATCTGCAACCAAAATAAGAAAAGAATTAGGATTATGATAGTTCAAAAGAAACGACATATCGCTAAAACTATTAGTTACAGGATAGTAAGTACTGCAATTGGATTTTTTATAATGTGGTTTATGAGTGGCTCAGTAAAAGTTGGAGCAGCATTTAGTATTGCTGAATTAGTATATAAACCTATTCAATATTATATTCACGAGCGTATTTGGTATAAATGGATTAAATTTGGTCTAAATAATAAAAGCAATAATAATGGACATACGCAAAATATCAATAGGACCGGATTATAAAGGAGGGGCAATGCACTACATTGTTGGGCAAAAAGTGCTTGGTGATACCAATGAAATACACTTAATTAAACTTGATGTAGAAAAACATTCTATTAAAATATACATTATTAATGATAAGGCAGAGGTATTACTTTGGAAAGAGTTTAATGCCACAATACCAATTTCAATTGAATATAATATAAACTTTTAATGAAGTCACCATTCTATTTTATAGCTAAACCCATTAATGGGAAAAGATACGACAATACTAAACAGATAGGTGGTATTGACTTTATTGTCAGTACGTCTGAAGAAGACCACAAATTCTCTAACAGATTTGCGGAGGTAGTAGAACTTCCATTGGGATATAATGGTCCTATTAAGGAAGGAGACACTTTACTTGTGCATCACAACGTATTTAAGTTCTATAACGATATGAGGGGTAGGCAAAAGAGTGGTAAGTCTTTTTTTAAAGACGACCTATTCTTTATTGAGACCGAGCAATTCTTTATGTATAAGCAAGACTCCACGTGGAACGCTTATGATAGGTTTTGTTTTGTCAAGCCTGTTCCGGCTACAGAGAGTTATATCAAGAAGCCATTTAGCGAAGAGCCTCTTATGGGTATAATGAAATACCCTAACGAGTATTTACTTGAGCGTGGCATCAAAGCAGGAGATATGGTCTGCTTTTCCCCTGATAGCGAATACGAGTTTACCGTAGATGATGAAAAACTATATAGAATGTATGACCATCAAATAACAATCAAATTATGAATCTAATCACATTCGATAACATTATTAAAGACCCAAACGCTTATGTATCAGACATCCACATTCACGGGTTCCAAGACGTGGCAGATGGTGACAACGTATTCAGGAACATTCAACCTCGTGACAAGAACGATGAGTTTGCCTTATACGTCACTCAACTATTTCTTGGCTACAAAGTAGATTTAAACTTTATTCGTAAGTCACCTTTGAACCAAGAAGAACCAAATTTTATACATACGGATGAAATGATGGGTGATATTACCTGCTTGCTTTACTTAAATGAGCAGGCTCCTGATGATGATGGCACAACTATCTATGACGATAATCAAAAGCCAATCTTTACAATGTACTCTAAATTCAATCGTATGATTGCATTTACTTCTGACGCTCCACACTCGAGAAATTTATTTCATAACTTTGGAGAAGGAGAAACAGCAAGATTGGTTCAGATAATCTTTTTAAAGGCAAAGTAATGAGAGATACCAAAGAAATAAAACTACGCATTATTGAAGCCGGATACAAAGCTGTCAACCATCTTGTGAAAGTAGCTGAGGAAGATATTATTGATACCGAGTCAGACACAGATGTGTCTGCAGATAAAATGAAGAATGCAGCAGCGGCTAAGAAGTTAGCCATCTTTGATGCATTTGAGATTTTAAGCAGAATAGAATTGGAGAAAGAAAACTTAGACTCCGCAGAACGTGGAGTAAGTAAAACAGATACAAAACAAGGATTTGCAGAACGAAGGTCAAAACAATAGCTTATGCAGGGTGTTAAAGGATTATATCCCACCGGCTGTCATCTCTAACAAGAATAGAGTGAAGTCGTGGCTATATGGCTATAACGACCAATACGATGTTATTGTTATTTCAAAGACCGGGCAAATAGGACAGATATATGAGATAGAGGGATTACGCATTGCGTTACCCGCCACACCTGAAAAGTGTCTTCAAAGACACTCCGCTAACGCTGAACAATATTGGGAGCGTCAAGAAATCCCACGTGAGTTAGCCAAAATACAATCCATATTTCAGTGGAACGAAAAGCCAAAAGAATTTAAAGACCGTTGGGTAGATTATATCGAGCAGGAATTTGACCACAGAGAGCAAGGTTTTTGGTTTATGAATAAAGGAGTCAAGACCTATATCACCGGCTCACATTATATGTACTTGCAGTGGTCAAGTATTGACGTTGGTTATCCTGACTTTCGTGAAGCCAATAGAATCTATTGGATATTTTGGGAAGCCTGTCGTGCTGACCCGAGGTCATTTGGTATGATATACCTAAAGATTAGACGTTCAGGATTCTCGTTTATGTCATCATCTGAGTGCGTTAACGTAGGGACACTCGCACGTGACGCACGTATAGGTATCCTATCTAAGACGGGTGCCGATGCTAAAAAGATGTTCACCGACAAAGTGGTACCTATTAATAGCCGCCTTCCATTCTTTTTCAAACCGGTAATGGATGGTATGGACAAGCCAAAGACTGAGTTGGCATATAGAGTTCCGGCAGCAAAGATTACCAAGAAGAATATGTACGAGACTGACGACAATGATGTCGATGGACTTGATACATCAATAGATTGGAAGAACACAGAGGACAACAGTTATGATGGAGAGAAGCTACTTTTCTTGGCTCACGATGAGTCTGCTAAATGGACGAAGCCTGTAAACATCAAGGAGAATTGGCGTGTAACAAAAACTTGTCTACGCTTGGGTAGTAAAATTATCGGAAAGTGTATGATGGGTTCTACTTCAAATGCACTTAGCAAAGGGGGGCAAAACTATAAAGATATTTACGAAGATTCCAATGTGAAGAATCGTAACGCTAACGGGCAGACTAAAAGTGGTCTATACGCCATATTTATTCCTATGGAGTGGAATATGGAGGGATTCATTGACAGATATGGTCATCCTGTATTCCGTAAGCCGGTTGACCCCATTATGGGAGTTGATGGAAATTGGATTAAGAATGGAGCCATTGACTATTGGGAAGCGGAGGTTGAGTCATTAAAAAGTGATGCCGATGCACTGAACGAGTTTTATCGTCAGTTTCCAAGAACGCAGTCTCACGCATTCCGTGATGAGAGTAAGCAAGCGTTATTTAACCTTACAAAGATTTATCAGCAGATTGACTATAACGACTCAATGATTAAGGAACATTACCTTACTCGTGGGTCATTCTCGTGGAAGGATGGTATAAAGGATACGCAAGTTATTTGGACGCCTGACTCAAGAGGTAGATTTAATATTTCTTGGGCACCGCCTAAGCATATGCAGAATAATATTCACATACGCAATGGAATTAAATATCCGGGCAATGAGCATCTTGGGTCTTTTGGTTGTGACTCGTATGACATCTCAGCAGTAGTTGGGGGACGTGGTTCTAATGGTGCACTTCACGGTATGACTAAGTTTCATATGGATGACGCACCAACCAATCAATTTTTCTTAGAGTACATTGCTCGTCCACAAACGGCAGAAATATTCTTTGAAGAGGTACTAATGGCTTGTATATTCTACGGAATGCCTATCTTAGTGGAGAATAATAAACCAAGACTTTTATACCATATAAAAAATAGAGGATACCGAGGTTTCTCTATCAATAGACCGGATAAGCAAATGGCTAAGCTAACAAAAACTGAGCGGGAACTTGGTGGTATTCCAAACTCATCAGAAGACGTAAAGCAGGCACACGCCTCCGCAATTGAGTCTTACATTGAAAAGTTTGTAGGATTAGATTTAGAGGCTAAATATAGAGACCCCGAAGAGATGGGGACAATGCCATTCACAAGGACACTTGAGGATTGGGCTAAATTTGACATCAACGATAGAACGAAATTTGATGCCTCTATTAGTTCAGGATTGTGCATTATGGCTAATCAAAAGCATCTGTATGTGCCGGAGAAAAAAGAATCGAAATTAATTATTAACTTCGCTAAATATAAAAACGAAGGAACAACAAGTCAATTGATTAGATGAAAAATGTAACAATCAACATAAACACCACATCATTCCCAAGTCAGTTAGTAACTGATGCAGAGAAGGCGTCTGATGCATTTGGTTTGCAAGTTGGGCAAGCCATCCAATATGAGTGGTTCCGTAAAGATGGTAACTCGTGTAGATACTATGGTCAATGGAAGGATTTCCGCAGACTAAGACTATACGCTCGTGGTGAACAACCAATTAGTAAATACAAGAATGAATTAGCCATTGATGGTGATTTGTCTTATCTAAACTTGGATTGGACTCCGGTTCCTATCCTTCCTAAGTTTATCGACATCGTTGTAAACGGAATGTCTGATAGACTATTTAAAGTAAAGACGTATGCACAAGATGCAATGTCTCAAGCTAAAAGAAGTAAGTATCAAGATATGATTGAGGCTCAGATGGTATCAAAAGATATTCTGAGCACGATTAAAGACAAGACAGGTGTTGATACATTTATGATGGACCCTGACGCTCTTCCTGAAACCGATGAAGAGTTGTCACTATATATGCAGCTTAATTATAAGCCTGCAATTGAGATAGCAGAAGAAGAAGCAATTAACACAATATTTGATGAGAATCATTATGATGACATTAGAAAGAGATTAGATTATGACGTTACCGTTATTGGTATTGGTGTAGCTAAGCACGAGTTCTTACAAGGAACAGGTGTTAAAATTTCTTACGTTGACCCTGCTAACATTGTCTACAGTTATACTGAAGACCCATTCTTTAAGGATTGTTTTTATTGGGGAGAAATTAAGACTGTTCCAATTACGGAACTAATGAAGATTGACCAATCTTTAACTAAAGAAGATTTACAAGAAATTACACAATATAGTCAGGCTTGGTATGATTACTATAACGTAGCACAGTTTTACGAGAACAGTTTGTTCTATCGTGATACTTGCACGTTGATGTATTTCAACTACAAGACGACAAAGAAAGTTATTTATAAAAAGAAGAAACTTGAAGGTGGTGGTTCTCGAGTAATTGAGAAAGACGAAACATTCAATCCTCCTGCTGAAATGATGGAGGAAGGTAACTTCGAGAAAATTGAGAAAACCATTGACGTATGGTATGAAGGTATTATGGTAATGGGTACCAATATCTTAATCCAATGGAAGATGTCTGAGAATATGGTTCGTCCTAAGTCAGCATCTCAACACGCATTACCAAACTATGTTGCTTGTGCACCTCGTATGTACAAAGGTGTTATTGAGTCATTATGCAGAAGGATGATACCATTTGCTGATTTGATTCAAATCACGCACTTAAAACTACAACAAGTTATTGCTCGTACAGTACCTGATGGTGTCTTCATTGATGCTGACGGTCTGAATGAGATTGACTTAGGTACAGGTAACGCATACAATCCTGAGGACGCACTTAGATTATACTTCCAAACAGGTAGTGTAATTGGACGTAGCTTCACTCAAGATGGCGACTTCAACAATGCAAGAGTGCCTATCACTCAGCTTACATCTAACTCAGGTGCTGCTAAAACGCAGATGTTGATTACAAATATGAACCACTACATTGATATGATTAGGTCAGTGACCGGTCTTAACGAAGCACGTGATGGTTCTACTCCTGACCCGAATGCATTAGTTGGTCTACAGAAGTTGGCTGCATTAAACTCTAATACAGCAACAAGACATATCCTTGATGGTTCATTGTACATTTATCGTTCATTAGCTGAGGCTCTTACTTATAGAGTAGGTGATATTCTTCAGTATTCTGACTTTAAAGATGAGTTTGCAAACCAAATTGGTAAATACAACGTGTCAATCTTAGATGAGATTAAGGAGTTGTATATCTATGACTTTGGTATTTTTATTGAGGTTTCTCCTGATGAAGAGCAAAAAGCACAACTTGAGCAAAACATTCAGATGGCATTATCTAAAGGTGATATTAATCTTGAAGACGCTATTGACATCCGTGAGATTCGCAACATTAAACTTGCGAACCAATTATTGAAGATGAAGCGTATTAAGACTCAAGAGCGTGAGGAGAAGATGGCTATGCAGAAACAAGCAATGATTGCTCAGCAGGCATTGCAGGCTCAGCAGATGGCTTCTCAAACCGCACTACAAAAAATTGAGTTGGAGACAAGGTCTAAGATGCAGGTTAAACAAGCTGAGGTAGCTTTTGATATGCAGCGTTCTGAGAACGAAGCAATGCTTAAGTCTCAGTTGATGCGTGAGGAGTTTGAGTATAATATGCAGTTACGTGGTATGGAGATGAGCGATTTAACTTCAAGAGAGCAGATGAAAGAAGACGCAAAAGCGAAAAGAATTAGTCAGCAAAACACCGAGCAATCTAAGTTAATTAATCAAAGAAAGAACAATCTTCCTCCAATGAGTTTTGAATCAAACGAGGATAGTTTGGATGGGTTTGACTTAGCGGAATTTGAGCCTCGTTAAAAATGTCAAAATTTTTGTATAAGTTTGTATAAATAAAATCAAATCAAATGGAATTTAAAGTTAGAGCATTAGACATAATTGAACCGAAGAGTGTTCAAGAAGTAGAAAAAGAATTACTTGACAAGCACGAGCAATCGTTAACTCAAGATAACAATCCGGACCCTGAGCCAAAAGCGAATGACCCGGAACCGAATAATGATAATCAAGACCCTGCACCTGCAGCAATTGATTTAAAAGATGAAGACGTTCTTTCATATATTGGTAAGAGATATAATAAGCAGATTAACTCATTAGATGACTTAGTAGCCGAACGTGAAAACAATGAGGCTCTTCCTGAAGATGTAGCTGCTTATATGAAATATAAGAAAGAGACAGGGCGTGGTTTCGAAGACTTCCTTAAATTAAAGAAGGACTTTGATACAATGAATCCTGACGCACTTCTTAAAGAATACCTAACTGCTACGCAGGAGGGTCTCGATAGTGATGACATCGAGGCTTTGATGGATGACTACAAATTTGACGAGGAGTTGGATGATGAGTCAACCGTAAAGAAAGCAAAAATCGCAAAAAAGAAAGTTCTTGCTGAAGCCAAGAAATATTTTAATTCTCAGAAGGAGAAATACAAAATGCCCCTTGAGTCAAGTACGGCATTTATCCCCGATGGAGAAAAGGAAATATACGAAAGCTATAAGCAATATACCCAACAGGCAAAGACCATAGAAGAGGAGAACACTCGTAAACGTCAATGGTTTGACCAAAAGACGAATGATGTTTTTAGCAATGAGTTCAAAGGTTTTGAGTTTAGTGTTAATGACAGAAAGTTCACGTTTGCTCCGGGAGACGCCAATGAGTTGAAAAAGAACCAAGCAACTCCACAGAACTTTATTAATAAGTTCTTGGATGACCAAGGTTTGATGAAAGACGCAGCAGGCTATCATAGGTCCTTGTCGATAGCAATGCATCCTGATAAGTTTGCCAAGTTCTTTTATGAACAAGGATTAGCTGATGCCACCGATGATGTTACTCGTAAAATCAAGAACATCAATATGTCGGAGCGAAAAGCCCCTGAAGTTGGCAAATCAACAGATGGAATGCAGGTGAAAGCGATAAACCCTGATTCAGGACGAAACCTGAAAATTCGCAGTATAAAACGAGTTTAAAACAATTAAAATTTAAAAAAAATGGCAAGTGCACTTTTAAGCAACCCTACCTACCAATTACAGCCAAGTGCTGAGCAGGTGGCTTTGCAGACAAACTACATTACCAACTTCAACTTCTTGAATCAATATCTTCCGGATACTTATGAAAAAGAATTTGAGCGTTATGGTAATAGAACAATCGCATCTTTCTTACGTATGGTAGGAGCAGAGATGCCGTCTAACTCTGACCAAATCAAATGGGCAGAACAAGGACGTTTACACATTAAGT